TGTGCGTAACAACGCTAGAATTGCTCGAGAGAGTAAAACACCTGCTTTTGTTGAAAAGAATATACCGTTTGTTAGCGGTGGACATTTACCCACAAAATCTCAACCTGAATTTTATGAACCTGAAGATGAATCCGTTGCTGGAGAATCTCTTCCCTGGAAAACCTCTAAAGAAAAGCGTGAAGAACGCGAAGAGGCTACGGGAACTGGTTTAGATTTAGTTGAAGATGAAGATGAACCTGCTGGTGAAATTTTGTGTACCTCTGATAGTCGAACTATTACAGAAGGTCCCTCCGCTGACGGGGAGAAAGTTGAACTACTTGATGAAGGTCGTCCTGTTTTCTGTTGTGACAATTATCCTACATGTAAACACGTACTTAATGCCCCAAATCCCGTTATGGTTGATGAGGGTATAACTACCAATTATATTAAGGAAAATCCTAAAGCGCAATTATGGCATCGAATTTTTAGTCGAACCCTTAATTTTGTCTGCGGTCCTCATGCAATGTACCATATGCCTAATGGCCAGATTGGTTTACAGCAATATGCTGATGATGAAGTTGATCCAGAACAAGTGCGAAATGCTAAGAAGATTGGTGTTAACCCTGTTAGTGGTTGGTACGAAAAGAATGCAGACGCAGTTTGTGGCTGGTTTGATATAATCACTGGTTATGCTGCGCTTGCTGCTGTCGCCTACGTTTCCTATAAAGTTACAAAGAAATTTATTTCTCCTGTTGAAGTTGTTATACCCCAAAAAGAAATGACTGAGGTTATCAAAGAATTTGTGCAACCCACAATTTTTGAAAGTAAAACTTTTAGAAACGAAGCTATGAAAATGCTTTTTAAAACTCCCAAATTTAATTTTAATGTCTATGATTATGATTCAAATAATGTTGTTCTTAATGGCGCTGAGGAGATTCCTCTTGGATCTGACCACTTTATTAAGTGGATGACTGATGTTTTGGAAGTTACTAAAGCTGGCAAAGCTACAATCACAATTAAGAAGAAGGATGGCACCATCACTGGATGCGATGTTGTGAAATTTGAAAATCATACTCGCCCTAAAAGACAAAATCGTGTTAAACGAGATTTGCTCCAGCGAAAAATTAAGAATTCTTATCCTTTGAAGAAAGAATCTGCCCCCCTTTATTGCAAATATTGCACTGAATGTCATTCACATCATGATGGATGTCGAGTTAAACTCGAATCACTTAGAGCTTCTCAAAAAGCTTTTTGTGCGAAATTCACACCTGAATCCCTTCTTACTGTACAACAGCGATTGAATATGGGAAAGTTTCATGATAGAACTTTTAAAATGTTTGTGAATGTTTGCTCTCAGATTTCATTTGTGTGCAACGGATTTCTCTACGGTGAAAAACTCATCACTACTAAGCATGGGTTTACTAATTTGGATGGTTCGAAAAAGGGAACAACGATGGCTCAGTCCTCGTTATCCACCACATATCCTGGTGAGTTTGTCGATATTGTCGATGGAAAAGAAGATTTGATTTTCTTCCCTATGAAAGGACATAACAACCCTGCCGAGAAAGTACAGTTGAAACCTCCCGTTGATGGTGAGGCTGTTTTTCTGGTCGCTTATGATAAACCTGAACAAAGAATCCCCTCTATAACGTCCGGCGTGATAAACGCACAAGGTTACCACACATGTAACTCCATTTCTGGAAATTGCGGTGGTGCCATGGTCAATATGGACGGTTTTGTTGTTGGCTTTCATCAAGCTGGATCCACCTCTGTTAACAAGTGTATTCCAGTTACCGATGCAATGATTAAGTCATTGCAGTCGGGTTTTTAACTTCCCCCATGGTCCCCGCCGGTTGGCTTTCGGAAACCCTACCTCCACATGTTAACGTTGATAAACTTGCACGTTATATTTCTGATGTCTGTGGTAGGACTATTCTTCCGAAAGATGAGTTTTCTAATATTGAACTCAAATATATCAATCCGGCGTATATTCAGTATTTAGGGAAAATTTCTCGATTTGTTACTTTGAAAAATCGCAAGAAACTTGATACCAATTATACTGATTTTGAACTCAGTAATGGTTCCCTCAATGATGGACTTTGGGGTCTGACTGAACCTAACCTAGATGCTTATTATAAGAATTTAGGGAAGTTAAATAAGGCCGAACACATATCCTTTAACGATCAAGCTGCTAAATTTGCCACCCATTGTATGGAGAGACATTTTTACGCTCATCTTAAGGATTCCCGTATAGAAACACAAGAAGAATCTATTTCTCGCCACGACCGTCAAAAGTCGCCTGGTCCCCCTTGGAATTTTGAACACAAAACAAAGGAAACACTTTTAGAAGATCCTAAGTTTTTAGAATTCTGTCATAAGGCATGGGACTGGTTACTCGATGATGAGTTTTGGTTTCTTGGAGGTACTGCTTTGAAAGAAGAGGTTCGCCCTGTTGAGAAATTGACAGTTAATAAACAGAGAATATTTATTCCAAACTCCGCTGATTTTGTTACGGTTACAAACCGTCTATGTGGAGATTTTAATGATAAATTTACTGCATGTCATTTAAAGACTGCTTCTGCTGTTGGCATTAATCCCTTTCAAGGTGGTTGGCAACGATTACGTGATAAAATAACGAAACACCCAAATATGGGAGAGTACGATTTTTCTGATTATGATTCGTCTCTTGGAGTTTTGAAGTTACTTGAAGTATGCAAATTCCGATTTAAATGTTTCGCTCCTGAGCATCAAACTTGGGACACGTGGCACCGTTTGTTAAACTGTTATAAAAATATAATCTGGACAGTTATAGTTCTTGTTGATGGAACCCTCGCTATTAAGCCTGGTGGAAATCCGTCTGGTGGAGCTAACACGGTTGTTGATAATACGCTTGTCAATTACTGGTCTATGGCATATGCATTTTATGTGTG